AAAAAAAATCTAGTCTTTACATCATCGATGCATACATCTCTTGCTCTTTCCTTAACTGCCTTGCTAGCTCTGGGGTCATCCCACCCTCAAATCTCCTAACGTCTGCCATAGGGGAAGGCCTATTAACAGACTGGACGGACACTGGCTTCTTTGAATTTTCAATAGCCTTAGCTTTTGATGGTTGATTCTTCCCCATATCTGCTATCCCTGTTCTTTTTAACAATTTATAGGCTGCAATTGACTGGTTATAAGGGTCATGAGCAAGAGCAGACAGCGANAATGCTAGTTCTGGATCTTGTTGTTTAAGTAACTCAATATTTTCTCTACTAACTACCTCATCAAANTCTGGATATTTGCTCTTGACTCTATCGTCTGCTGAGGCATTGTCCCTCTCCTTGAGCATGTCCTGGGCAACCTGTCGAGCCATTTTTGTAGCTAGGCTTCNTGCCTGCTTTGCTGTGACTATGTCATCATCGGCNAGGGTTCCTAGGNCATCCTCTTCTGGAGGGGANNCTTCTTCCTCTTGCTGGCGTTGGAGTCTTTGAATCAAATCCTCCTGCTGCTGTAGTTTTCGTTGCATTTCGTCTTGAACTCGGCGGGACTCTCTCCAGTTGTANTCCTGGTCAGTCATAGGACGATCAGGAGGGGAGGCTGNAGGGGGAGAGGATTCNACATCCTCTATGGGAGTCTCTAGCTGAGAGGCTTGGTCGGCCTGCTCTGTTGATGATGGGAGAGCGACTTCCTCTACGCTCGATTGGTTTTCTTCGACAGACATCAAAACATTCCTTGGGCTGCGACACCCTGCTACTGCTGTTAGTGGATGAGTTAAGACTCTTACGGAGTCAACGAAAGTTTTTAACTCAATAGCTAACGAGTAGCACTATAAAATGTTTTTTGTCAAATATTTAGTTAAATGTGGAGGAGATGTGTATAGGGAATGAGGGTTTTGTATGCATGAGGGGAATGTTGTGTATAGGAATGGCAAGTTATTGCTATAATTGGAGTAAGTTTATATAAGTCGACTAGGTAAACAGGCAGAATTTTGAGGAAAGCGTCGAATGGTCATAAGAACAACAGAGTTGTCAGAAAAAGAAAAAATTGCTCTCGAAGATTTTACAGAAAAATTGAGGAATGAATATCAAAAATTTTTTAAAAAAAACGAAGGAGAAATTGGAGATGTAGAATGTTCTAATCTTGCTCTAAACGCTATGTTACGAATTGTCTCTCTTGTGGCGATTGCGGCGAGTGAAAGTGTCGAGGGAGCAGTACAAGAGATGGACGATTATAATGAAGCTATTAAAGATTTAATTTGTACAAAATGGGGTTTTGTAAAAAAGGTTATGGCAAAAAATGAGGATGAGTGATTACTGCCATACATCCCAGTCCCAAGAGTAGGAATCTTTGTCTAACTTTCTCCTAAAGCAGTTTTCAACCCACTTCACCAGCTCTGGATCAAATGAATCTGGGCGTTTGGCTATTGAGACACAATCAACATATGACGGGAGGCTCCAGAGGACTCGAACATTCCCTTGATTCCCATCGACCATATACAAGGTCTTGGTGTAGTTGCTGTACTTCCCCATCATTTCGAAGGCATGAGGAGGGGTCTGGCGAGCTATGAAGTAGTTCCTTAGGACATTGTCAGCCCAGAACTCCTTCTTGGTCAGGACAAAAACATAGAATGGGGAGGAATATATCTTCATCCCAGAATTAATGGTCTCTTCCATCTCCTTAGAAAAGTCTTTACCAAATGAATCTAGGACGTCTCCAACAGTTTGGACAGGTTGAGGGACAGACAAAATGTCCAGGACGGCCTGTCCTACCCTCTGCCCCTTGCTGCCAAATCTATTGTAGTTATATCTATCATCAATAGTCCCCATTACTTCCCCCTAGCCCCTTTTCTCATCGAAATCCCCATGCCAGGAGCTTTTTTTATAGCTCCTGGCTTCTTAGATAACGACACTTGCTTGAAGAAGGCTTTTTCTCCTTTCTTGAATGTCGTTGGGGGGAAAGTCGGGTGTTTCATAGGGTCTTTTACTGAGGAGACCTTAGATTTCCCCATTACTTACACCCTTTTTTGCTCATCGATGCCATCAACTTCTTGTCGTCCTTGATGCCATGTTTCTGCTCTTTAATGTCTTTCTTCAGATGCTTAGTGACTTTCTTGCCTGGCATGGCTGCCTTGAGCATTTTCGAGAAGGTCTTTTCATCTTGTGCCTGGTCGTTAATTCCTCTCATTTTTTGTCCCTTAGTATGGTGCTGGCAACTGTCTAGGAGGTTCTTTATCCCTCTTAGTCTTTTTAGGAGTTGCAACACCCTTGTTTTTCAAAACAGAGTCAGCGATCTTCTGAGCTTTCCCTTTAGGCCTTGGCATGGACATACTCTCACCATTATTTTATTTTTGACGAGATGGATGCTTTACAATTTTCCCTTTAGCATGTTTCGCCTGCTCGTCAATCCCTGTGATGGTGTCATCAATTTCATATGACAATCCCTCTTGCTTAGGATACTCGCTGTGGACTACTTCTGTGGGCATGTTTGCAAAACCTGTACGGGATTTGCCAAAATCTTTATGAGTGTTTCCCATGAATTTATTCCTCCAAGGAATATTTTTTGTTTACATTTTGGATTCTATGGAATTAAAGAGTTTTTTGTCACTATGGAAGTTTGGAAGGTGGGAAGGTGGGAAGGTGGGAAGTTAAGGAGTTAAGGAGTTGCGAACTTAGGGAGTTAATCGTGCCACTACTGGTGGCACGATTATCGCAAAGCTGTTAGACTATTATGAATGGATGGGTTTTACGGCGTCAGGTATAAACCCTACACCCCTTGAGGTTGCATCTGCTGTTGAGGTCGTTGTGGACTCTGCTGTTGCATCTGACCTTGTGGTTGCTGTTGAGTCTGTTGAGGTTGACCTTGAGATGTTGTCGGCTGGCTCTCTAGCTGTTGCATCTCCCCTGCTACCATCTGCTGAGTTTGTGACGTCATCGCCATCTGCTGCAGAAACTGGATAGCCTGGCCGATGTGGGTCAAGTCCATTCCATCAAGTTCTTTCAACAACTTCGCCCTGTTGAGGTCTGCCAAGGCTTTCTTCTCCTGAGCTTCCTCCAGCTTCTCAATCCCCATTATAGTATCCAACCTCCCCTTCTGAATCTTCTCCTCCGCTGCTGCCTTCTGAGACTCCGCAAATGATATTTTGGTCTCATTATCTACCTGCATCTGCTGCATCTGGAGCTCTGCCTGTTGCTGTTCCTGCTGTTGCTGTTGCTCTTCCTGAGCCTTGATCTGCTCCATCAATTTATTCTTATTAGGTAACTGCATGTTCTCTAATATGTACTCTGAAGGAATTGGTACGCCCATCTCTCGAAGATAAAGGGACTGCTGGAGGGCAAGTTGCCTTTGAGTTGATGTCAGGGGAGCTTCCTCAACTATACAGTCATAGGTTGAGAAGGCGCGATTGTAGAACTCTTGTGAAGGTTCCTCATTAATAATCCTCATGACCTTGCCTGGAGTCCAGTTCTGCTGCCACAGTTCCATGCAGAGGGATCCTAAAAGCCTCTGCGACTGGTCTAGATTATCAAATATCCCTTGGAGAGTAATAAGCCCAGCCCCTTGTCTAGCCAGTGCCAGAATCCCTGCCTTGTCATCTATCGCTGAGCCTAGGAGCTCCTCATTGATCCCTGTGATCTGGTTGATCTCGTTAGCTAGCATCTCTGAGAGCTGGAGGATAGAGGGCGGGATCTGAGGGGGAAGGATCTGCTCGGCGTCTGTCATTTGAGACTCTGCCTTCATCGCCAACCCTCTACCATCGCCGCTCAAAAACACGTCCTTGGGATTGACTAGGGCGTTTTCTTTATATTTCCAGCCAGAATTTATTTGGCTCTCAATCATGGACATTGTGGCAATCATTCTTCTACTATAGAGGAATTGAGCATCCCTCGCTCCTCTAATAATGCCCTGGATCCTCTGTGGAAAATAAGGGATTTCTGGCTGATAGTAGCACCATACAGGGACATATGGGTAACGATCGAGGCCGCTAGGATTAGTTCCGTGGTACATCACCCTGCCCTGGAGGACAATCGCTGTGCGAACAGATGGGATCTCTTGCTTGAGAACAATAGTCTGTGGATAAGAGCCTAGGAACGCCTTCAAATCCTCGTCCTGTCCTCTCCACTCTGTCGTCTCGCCTGTTTCTGTGTCCACTATCAGTTGTGCTGTCCTAGAGGACATGTATGAGTATTCGTCGTAGGTTAGGAGATCTTTTTGTGCATAGCTGAACGACTCTGGCATGTACATGAACTTCCCATCTCGATTCCCTAGCGACTGCATAGCCTTGATCTCGTCCTCTCTACCAGGAAGTAAGGATTTAGCCTGGGTACGAGAGACATACTTCCTAATCCAGACAGAGTTGCAGTCAGACAAGTCTTTCTTCTTGAAGAAGGGGTCAATCAGGAACCCATTGTATGATAGGTTGTCGACAACTATATCCCCATTGACAGGGTCTTTTGTCCAGTCAACCCAGACGCTCAACAAATTCATGCCAGCCACACAAGCCCCTTCAAATGCTTCACTAATTGTCTCTAACACATGCCCATTGTTGTTTACATGGTACATGAGCTTGGTCATCTGGTCAGCTGTGGCTTGGGAAGCTTGCTCTATAGGGTTGACTATCGTGCTTTTTCTGTGCTGTCTCTGATACCCTGTAATCATGTTGATTGATCGTCGAAGCCGGTTAAAGTTCCAGTTCTTCTTTCGATAGATGGGGCTCCCCCCTTGATTCTCGTTATACAAGGCTTGATCCCCCGCCACGAATCGATTGTCAATGTCAGCCTCGTTCCAATAGCTTTGATTGAGGACTATGTTTTTATTATAGTCGTCCTCCATCCTTTGAAGGATATTCTTGTCATTATCAACATAGTATTGGTCTGGTACGTATGGAAAGAATGTCATATAAGCCCTTGTAAGAATTTTCTTTACAATAAGGGCTAGGTGGATTTTTGGGAATATATGGTT